GAAGTGGTCGAGCGGGTCGAGGTAGATCAGGGCGTAGAGCTGGGAGAGCAGGTTGCCGATGGGCACGCCGAGCGGCTCACCGTGATCGGCGAAGGCCATGAGCAGCGCCATCATCCGCGCGTCCTTGATCTTCCGCGCGAGCAGCTGCTGCAGGATGGGGCGATCGATGCGGTAGAAGAACTTCCGGATGTCGAGCTTGAGGGTGCAGCTGGTGCGTGGCGCACGCTGCAGTGCCGCCTGGGCGTAGTCGGCGGCCTTGTGGGTGCCGCGGCCCACGCGGCACGCGAAGCTCTGGTCGATGAACGTCGCGTCGAAGATCGGGCCGATGACCGCGTAGATGGCGTGCTGCACCACGCAGTCGCGGAAGGCGGGCGCGTAGATGGTGCGCGTCTTCGGCTCGTAGACGGTGAACGTGTAGTACGGGCGCGGCGTGTAGGTACCGCCGTGCAGCTCCTGGTGGAGCCGGTCCAGCTGGGCACCCAGGTTGCGCTCAAACGTGAAGCAGGCGCGGCGACCGTGCTTGCTCTTGGCCGCGGTGTGGAAGGCCGCCAGTAACGCCTTTCGCGTGAAGGCACGCTCGAACAGGTGGCCGTGCCGCGTCATACCACCAACCCCTGCGCCTGACGTTCGCGCCGAGTGGGGGGTCCCATCCGGCTGTCGCTACCAGAAAGCCGCAGGCACTCCGATTTCGCCGACGACGCCGTGCCTGCCGCAGCGCCGTCGCACCGGAAAGCATCTCCCTTGGCTCCACCATCGCCGAGCTGAGGCGTTCGAGGTGTGGCCGAGTCCGCCCGGAACCCCACGTTGTTGTTGGAGTTACCGCGCACATTGTTCAGATTGAGCGCCCAGACCCCGGCATTCGCGCCGTTGTTCCAGTTGCCACCAGCGATCGGACACATGCTAAGATGCCTCCCGTCCTGCCGTTTTCCTTTCTTCCTTCACGCGATCGGCGACGATCCAGCCGCCGATCATCTTCCCCAGCTCATCCACCAGCCGCGACAACGTCAGGTACCGGTGCGCCGCGCGCGCCGTGCTCTCGTCGTGCGTGCCATCCTTGAAGCCGAAGTACCCGAGCTCGTGTGCCAGCCGGACGAACATGCGGAGCTGCTCGTGCCTGATGTCCAACTGGGTAAGCGTCGTCCGTTTGTGGTACCGCTTCTGACATTCGACGATGAGCGCGTAGACGTCATAGGCGGCACGCCGCAGCTCTAGGGCCAGTCCATATTTCTCCGACTTCGGGAAGTGGTTGAGGTAGAGGGTGAGCAACTTCATGAACTCGAGAAACTTCCGATCCAGCTGTGCTTCTGAGTGCAAGCCCATGGACTACGCCCCGTCGCTATCGCTCAGGGGCTCAGAGATACAAGGCCGCCCGGAACCCCACGGCGGCGTTGGAGTCACCGCGCACACCGGACAGATGGAGCGCCCAGACCCCGGCATCCGCGCCGTAGTACCAGCCGCCACCAGCGAGCGGACACATATCTCCGGGCCGGTAGTCGAGGCAGTAGTCGTTGCCGAACTGGTTGGTGCCGCCCACGCCGCCCACCAGCGGGATCCCAGCGCCCGCTGCCGCCCACGCGAGCCCGCTCGTGGCTTCGCTAAGCACCTGCGCCGCATTGCCGAACACCTTGTTGCTGCTCGATGCGGTCAGGGCGCCATACGTCGCACCGAGCTCGTCGTAGTTGGCGGCGAGCTGCGCGGCGGTGCCCCACAAGTCGAGCGCCCCGCCCACGCCGGCGGTCATGTCCTTCATGCGCGCCGAGGTCTTCAGGAGATAGAACTTCGTGCCCGCCGTTTCGGTGACGAGCCCCAGCCCGATCTCCCACATCGTGCCGTTCAGGTCGGCCACGCCGCAGTTCTGGCCGTTGTGCGTGGTGCGGGCGAACAGGTTGGCGGAGCCGGTCTTGTTCGCCGTGCTGTAACCGTCCGAGACGAACACCAGCGCGCCGTCGTTGGCGTCGCCCAGGGCGTTGTTGTTGCAGCCCTTGGGGTAGTTGGTGACCCCCGTGCCGTCGTACCAGGCATTCCACGCGGTGGACGTGCTGGCCTGCGCATGCGCCAGCGCCAGCAGGGCGAGCGCGGCCTGAATGAAGCGCGAGCCGGGGAAGAAGTTCGCGCCGCGGGTCTTGGCGGCCGCGATGCAGCCGTAGTACGCATCCGTCGGCGCGCCGGTGAGCCCGGAGAACGGGTTGTGCGCGGCGGCGCTGGAGAGCGGGAGACCGTTCAGTAGCGACGAGGCAGTGCCACTGTTGTTCGACGGCACGTACTTGTCGATGAAGAACCCGTCGCGCTCGCCGCCATCGTAGAAGGCGCGGTGCAGCGCGTACCCCGCGGCGTTGGCGTCCGCCACTGTGGTGTAGGCACTGCGCGGTTTGATGCTCACGATGTTGATCGCGAAGCCGTTGGCGCCGGTGCCGTACTTGTAGAAGAAGGCGGGGATCCAGACCATGATGGACCCGTCGCTGTACATGTAGTTGCCGTAGTTGTCGTGCCCCAGCTCGGTGGTGCCGACGATTGGGGCCATGCCCGCGGGCAGTGGGCCGGGGCAGATGCCGACGCCAGCCCCGGGGCCACCCATGACGCCGATGTCATTGACGGTGTACGTCGGCCCGAGGCTGCGGACGTACTTGCCGAGGTTCTTCGCCGTCACCGCGATATTCGACGCGGCGCCGTCTGGGGCGCGCACGCCCGTGATGAGGTCGGTATCGACGAGATCGGTCTCGCGCGTGAAGTCGGTGTCTTTGCCGGTCATGGTCGTTATTCCGTGTAGCGGGTGACGCCTGATTCCATCAGGCGGGTAACTCCAGTTTCCATGAGGCGCGGTACACTCGGAGCGCCGACGTAGACCGGCGCATCCATCGGCCGTAGTGTCGTGATCGCCACGGCGCCCACGCCGATGATGGCGTTGGCGTAGGCGTTGGCCGCGTGCCGCGAGCCCGTGCCGTCAGAGCCAACGCAGAGCTGCGGCGTGCTCAAGGCGGTCGGCAGCGTGCCGGTGACGATCGGGCCGGAGGCCGAGCCCTGCTCCTCGGGCGCGCACGCAACCGATTGGTAGAGCGTCACGACGTTGGCGGCCGCGGGATCCAGCACTACACGCAGTTCCACCCGCTCGCCCATGAGCAGCCGCGTGGCCACGGTGGAGGTGTAACTCAGCACATCGTTGGTGTAGGTCGCGCTGTAGCCGGAGTCGGTGCTCTCGTAAATGGTGAGTCGCACGCCCGTGACGCCGCCGAGCAGCGCGACGATCGCGGCCGGTACGTCGCGGGCACCGCGCACGAAGCGGACGTACAGCGTCAGTGCGGCCAACGCGCGCCGGTATGGGATCGTGAAGATCTCAGCGGCGTGTCCAGACTCCGCACCCTCAAGGAGGATGCCAACCGACTCGTACAGGCCCGTGCTGGCGTTCAGAATGTGGTGGACGCGCGGCAGCTTGCCGCCCATGAAGTAGGTCGCACCGTTCCGGTCCACAGCGGCACACGTCAGCGCCGTCCCGCCGCGCGCAAAGGTGGGCGCCTGGCCTGAGCGAACGACCGGCAGACCGGAGGCGTCGAACCCGTCGCGGAAGTCGTACTCGAGGGGGAACCGCGAGCGCCGAGTCGTGCGCCCGGCGGCGCGAGAGGAGAGCGTCGTCGGGGGCATTAGAGCCACGTCCGGTAGAAGTGGGCGGCACCGCTGCCGGCGCTGACCTTGAGCTTCGGCCAGCTGCTTGTGCTGTAGTCGCCGTCCGAGGGACGGAGGACGATGTACCGGGGCGGGGCGGACGTCAGGTACGCGCGCGCGTCACTAATGACGCCACTCACCGACTTGGTGAGGCTCTGCAGGCCGCAGTCGATGCGCACATAGTCGCCGGCGGCGATCGTCGCCGTGAGCGCCATCGTCCAGATGGTCTCCTCGGCGGCCGACGCATACGTGATCGTCGGGTTCGACGCACCGCTAAGGCCGCCCACGATATAGAGCACAGGCGCGCTCGGGCCGGTGCCGAGGGGCATCGCCGTGTAGCTGCTGCCGAACGAGATGACCGACAGGTCGAGGTCGTAGCCGAGCGGATCGAGGCAGAGGATCCGGATCGTGACCTTGGTCGACGTCTGGCGAAACTGGACCGGGAACGGCGTGCTCGGCGCGCCCTGGCACCGGCCGTAGTAGGCGCGCGTCTGCGTCGCGTAGAACCGGACCTCGAGCAGGCCAGCGCCGACGAGCGCCTTGAGCGCGTCGAGGTTCGTTTGTAGCGCCGTCGTCGACGTGGCGACGATAGTTCCCTCGAGCACGAGCTCGCGCGTGCTGATGTCCGGGTCCGTCTGCGTGAGCATCGCGCCCCGGAGACCAGGCACCGGCACAGAGCGATCGGTCTGCGTGGGCAGATCATCCAGTCCCGTCGCGCGCTCGACGTGGAAGCCGAACGTCGCGGCGAGGTCGACGCCGTTGATCCAGGCGACCGTCGGGGCGCTCATATCGTCACGTCTCCGAGCCGACGCTGGCCGTTGAGGTAGGTCTGGCCGAGCACGCGGTTGACCTCGGAGCCGAGGAGCCGGCTCAGATCATTCGCGCTCGCACGGTCCGCGTAGACCGGGCCGGTGATGGTGACCTGCACGCTGTTCCGGATGAGCGTGCCGCCACCACCCAACGCGCGGATCTCCGGCGTCGGCATCGCGACGCGCGCCAGATCCACTAGTGTCCGCATGAGCAGCCGGATGGTCGAGAGTTCCGTGACCATGCGATCGGCCTGCGTGACCGTGGCGGTCTAGCCCAAATCGTGGTTGAAGACGAAGCCGAAGTTGAGAAACTGCGTGGTATGCAACTGGGTACAGTCTTGCAAGTCACTGGTAAGGTGCATAAGGAAGAGCGGGCTCCAGGCGGGGCTGAAATACGTGAACCTAAAATAACGGTGCTGGTAGCAGTGGAACATGAATCGCCGATTGAAATAGATAAACCGCTAAGCCATAAACCGGAAAACTTAGACACCCTTTTTGATAACCGTGTTATTGGCCTGCGTAACTTAAA